CTCAACCAGCCGTTATATGCCTCAAAATTTAATTCTAACCGTACTATCAGCAGCGTAAGCACTGCGTCTGATAATCGCTATGGAAAACACTCCAATCGCTTAAAAGGGGGATTAGAAGCAGAAATAACCATGTCTGCACAATTCGTTGTCACGCGTTCTTTGAAATGCCTAAAAAATAGGCAGCGTCTGCCTAAAAAATAGGCATATCTGGATAAATTGCCTAAAAAATAGGCATATCTGGATAAATCCTAATAATCGGGATAAATCCTTGCTAACCCACGCCTGCACTCGCACGAATTTTGTAATTCACACAAAAAAACTGTGGAATTATTCAATTCACATAAATTTTATGTAAAATAAGATAATTCACACAAAAAAACTGTGGAATAGGTGCAGACACAAAAAACCCGCCGTGAAGCGGGTTAATTGCGGATTGTGGCAGTGGTTAGGCTGTCGCGAGCAGTCGCTGGTTGAGCAGCTGGCAAATTCTCAATGCGTTCAATTCTGCAACATCATTGCCAACGCCGTTGCGTGATCCCCACTTGACTCCGTCAATATATGCGTTTAATGTTTCCTTCCCTTTTATTGGCGGAATAAACCACTCATTAACAAACTCATTGTATGGCTTATAAACTCTTTGTGTTATAACCTTATATATTTCATTTATCATGTTATTTACTCCCTATGCTGCTATAAAGTTATAGCTAATTATTTCTAATTTATTGTTAGGATTCGTCCACTCTTCAACACTGGCAACTTTCCATTTGCCTAGCTGATAGCTTCCGTTGCGCCTCTTTGCAGCGCGCAGAATTTCTTGCACTGTAGGAAGTGGCAAGTCATACTGTTTTATTACATCACAAGTAAATTTACCTGCATCTGGGCAGCGTGCCATAACCTTCTCATGATTGCCGTTGCCAGTACAATCACTTTGTGTGTCAAGCTCGTAAATGTTTATTTGATTCGGTTTATTGTGCTGTACTTTTCTCATTGTCTTATTCCTTATAAAGTTTGTGGTTGAACTGCTATTGTATAGCCAAGCCCTTTAATGGTGGCTATATCCCCTTGTGAAAGCGTTTTGTTGCCTGTTAGCTTGGCAAAAAGAATTGCATCATCACACACTGGGTAAATAGTCTGCTTGCCATATACTGATTTTATTTGCACTGTTATTTGTTTTGTGGTTATGGTTTTCATGGTGTAGCCTTTCTATTGGGTAATTAAAAGTTGTGAAACACCATAACTTGCAATCTTGTCTCTTGCTTGCTTTACAGTTTCACATGAAACATCCATAGTTTCATTGTTCTTATGAAAAAATGTTAAGCTCTTGAAACGCTTGCTGAAAAATGCCTGCCGTCCTGATGTGTTCATTGTTTTTTCTACTGTTATGATTGCGGTTTTCATTGTCTTATTCCCTTTACTCTTTATAAGGTGGCTTTATTGCCCCCTTAAAAGAACACTACAACGCTCAAATACTTATGTCAACAACAAAATGATATAAAAAGCGATTTATTTTACATCCTGTTGTAAAATAATTCTTGACTTAATAAAGGAAAGATATACCTATGGTAACTCACTGGGATATATCTTGACATTCACCACAGCGTTGTTACCCCCACCCCTATAGGATGACACTCGTACCCCCCCCTCCCCCCCCATGGTCGGACCACTAAAACTCTATTTACTTTTTGTGAGCAATTTGAAAAAGTGTCTTCAAATTTTATCATAATTTCAAGATCCAACATACCCTTTTGTACCCTCATAAAACAGCTTGACTAATACGGTTATAATTCATATATTTGAGTTATGATTAAAGGCACGAGAATTTCTGTACCTCTTGGAACTATTGCGATTGAGGATATTATTGTTGGCGATGTTGTAAGCACGCCTGATGGGACTAGTATTGTATCAAGTATTCGTGTTAAGGAAAGCAATCGAACTGTTGAGGTTACGCTGCACACGCATTATACTGGGGTTAATTTTACGCTTATTGGAGACTTGGATGAGGAGATATTCACATTGCCAAGTCATAATAGAAAGTTAGGGAATTTGCATAGGATTAACATGGTATCTGATAAGACGCAGGTATTGAAGGTTGATATTGAGTATAACAAGCGGATACCGACATATTTATTAACGCTTGATGGCGGGGATTATTATTTGGTTAATGGGGTAAAAGTGAGGAGTGAGCATGGCACACGCTAAGAAACCACCACCGAGGAATACTAAGGCATATATTCAGAAGGGCAAGGAAATGGCATTGGAAAGGTATTATTCAGAGAAGGGAAGCCCGACAGAGTTGGAAGCACCACGAGAAAACAAGAGAATCACGCAGCAGACGATTGATGATATATGTCTGCACATTGCGGAGTTTGGTGAGCCGATGGAAGTTGTGTGTTTACGCAAAGGCATGCCTGAAGTTTCCAGTGTTCGTAAATACTGCGGTAAGAATCCAGAGGCGAAGGAGCAGGTAGAGAATGCGAGGCTGGGTGGGGTTTATACGCTGGCTTATAATTTGCGGAAGGTAGCGAAGGGTGAGACAGGGCATAGCAGCAAGGATGTGAATCGTGATAAGCTGATTGTTGATACGGAGTTTAAGATATTGCGAGCGATTGCACCGAAGGAATTTGGGGATAAACATGCGGTAGCTGTTGAGGGTAAGTTTTCGCTAGAGCAGATTGTGTTGGATAGTTTTAAGCCACTTGTGATTGAAGCGGATTCATGAGCAAAGCATTGGTAGATAGGATAAGGGTATGGAGGGATAATCCTGTAGTATTTGTACGGGAGTGTTTTGGTGTAGAGCCCGATGCTTGGCAGGTAGAGACATTGATGGCGTATTCCAAGCATCAGCGTGTTGGAATGAAGGCAGCGAAGGGCGTTGGAAAAGCGCAACCTAAGTCTATGATTTTTGACACTCCGACAGGGAAAACCAGATGGGGTGATATTAAGGTTGGTGATTATGTATTTGCGCCTGATGGCAGTCCTACGAGAGTATCTGCTGTTTATGATAGAGGGGTATTACCTACTTACCGCGTTTATTTTGATGATGGTTCGTTTACTGAATGTTGCGGTGATCATTTGTGGTCTGTAAGGGGGGCGGATGAGCGTCGGAGGAAGCATAAAATCCCATATCAGCGAGATACGAAAACTGAAGAAATATGGTCTACGCTTTCCACTGAAGAAATAATCAAGCGTGGAGTTCGTGTAAAGAATGGGAAGTGGGCAGGTAGGCAATTTGAGATACCTCGTCACAGTGCTGTTCAGTTTCCGTTTTCACATCAGCCAATAGATTCTTATGTTATGGGCGTTTGGCTAGGGGATGGAACTGCTGCATCAGGAATGTTCACTGGAATTGACCATGAGGTTGATGATGAGATTATTCGGCGTGGATATAGTTTAAGTAATAGCGGTAGGATTTCCAAAACAATATATGGGATAAGTGTTGGCTTGCGTAAGATAGGTTTACTTGGAGTTAATAGCCAGAATAGATTTATTCCTGATTGTTATAAATACGCTTCTGTTCAGCAACGGAAAGATTTGCTTACGGGGCTGATGGACACTGATGGGTTCGTTGGAAAAGATAATGGTAGTATGGAGTATGGAACTACTTCCAAGCAATTAGCAGATGATGTTGTATGGCTTGTGCGGTCGCTTGGTGGTAGAGCTGTAATAAAGGATACAGTTAAGAAAGCATTTTATTATGGCAAAGATGGCGAACGGATAGATTGCAGGGATTGCTATCGTGTAACTATTAGAACTGATTTTTGTCCTTTTTTAATTAAAAGAAAAGTTGATAGGTGGATTCCTGCTGATAATGCTTCCAAGCGAAGATATTTGAAGCGATACATTGACAGGATTGAGTCTGTAGGTGAACAAGATGTTATGTGTATAACTGTAGATCATTCCTCGTCATGTTATTTGGCGAATGATTTTATTGTTACGCATAATACTACAGCCTTAGCATGGATGACACTTCATTTTTTAATTTGCTATCCGATGCCGAATATAGCGGTGACCTCTGTTTCTGAAGCGAATCTGAAAGATGGTTTATGGAAGGAGTTAGCGTTATGGATGGGGAAATCCCCTTTATTCACAGAGCTATTCACATGGACAAAGACACGGATATATGCGAAATCCAATCCCGAAACTTGGTTTGTGAGTGCGAGGACATGGACGAAAAGTTCGGATAATAATGCTTTAGGTAACACGCTAGCTGGGTTACACGCCGACCATATCATGTTTGTTCTGGATGAATCCAGCTCCATGCCGAATGCTATTATGTCTAGTGCTGAGGCGGCTCTTTCATCTGCTAAGGTTGGTAAGTTATTACAGGCTGGAAACCCTACGCATTTGAGTGGACCGCTATATACTGCTTGTACTACGAGTAGGCATTTGTGGTGGATAAGAGAGATTACGAGCGACCCTGATGATCCGATGCGTTCGCCTCGTGTTGATATTGAGTGGGCGAGGGAGCAAATAAAAATTTACGGACGCGATAATGATTTCATCAAGATTTCCATATTGGGTCAGTTTCCTAATAGCAGCTTGAACTCACTTATTGGGTATGAGGAAGTTAGGGAGGCGATGGAAAAGCACATTAAGCTGAGCGAATATCAGAATCATGCTATTGTGCTTGGTGTAGATGTTGCTAGGGAAGGTGGGGACTGTTTTTCCGATGATACAGAGATACTCACAAATGAAGGATGGAAGCTATTTCCAGACCTGCACGGGAATGAAAAAGTTTTCTCTATGGAACATGATAAAGCGAGCTGGGAAGCGATAGATAAAATTCATTGTTATGATTTTAATGGTGAATTGAACCTATTGGAATCTAAACATTTGAATTTTTGCATTACTGATAACCATAGGTTATTGGTTCGTTCGCATCCAGTAAGTGATAGATATGTTTTTAAGACTTACAGTGATTTGCCGCAGAATTTTGTAATTAGGAAAGTTAATGGGTGGAGCGGAAAAAGTCCAAAAACTATAAAATTTAATTCTAGTGTAACGATGCCAAATGGTGGATTACGAAAAAGGGAATGGGAATTTAATTATTTGGATTGGGCTTTATTGCTTGGTTGGTTTGTTAGTGAAGGGTGCGTGTATCAAGAGACGCGCAAAAATGGAAGAATGAGAACTTTGATTGCTCAGAATCCAGGCAAGAAACAGGATATGATTGTTGAGCTTTTAACAAGAATGGGTATTCAATGTGGTATTACAGGAATGCAAGACCAGCAAGTTGAATTTTCAATAGCCCCTATCGGGGAATATCTTAAGAATAATTGCGGAGTTGGTGCTTATAATAAGAAAGTTCCAGATGAGATTAAAAACGGTAGCGAGCAAGTAATACGAAATTTTCTTGATTCATTTCTATTAGGTGATGGTACTTGCAAAAAGGATGGCACTGGGCGTAGTTATATTACTTCAAGCCCTCAGTTGGCTGATGATATTCATGAAATGTTATCTAAATTAGGATGCGCTGGTCTTAAGAGAACGAAAGAAGCAAAAGGAAGTATATTCTATATTGGGGATAGGAAAGTTATTCGCAAACATGATACTTTCGTTATTTATGAAAGCTCTCACTCACATGGTAAATGTGTTCATAAAAGGGATGTTAAGAAAGTGTATTACAAAGGCAAGATTTGGTGTGTATCAACTAAGTTTCAGAGCATTTATGTTCGGCGCAAAGGTGTTCCTATGTGGAGTGGAAATTCTTCTACTATCTGCACACGGCAGGGTAATTTTATGTCTTCTATTCAGCAGTATCGGCAGTTGGATGGAATACAGGGAGCTGGGATAGTAGCTAGGCATTGGCGGGATATTAAGGCGGATGCGTGTTTTGTTGATAATACAGGTGGTTTTGGTGGTTCATGGATTGATCAGTTGCATCTACTAGGATATTCACCTATAGGAATACATTATGCTGGGAAGGCTGCGAGTACCCGTTATGCGAATAAGCGAGCTGAGATGGCGTTTGAGTTTGTTCAGTGGATTAAGGCGGGGGGTGTATTGCCTCAGGATGATGAATTATTAGCGGAATTGACACAGACTTGTTACGCGTTTAAGGGTGATAGTATGATATTAGAGCCGAAGTATGATGTCAAAGTGAAGTTGGGGCGAAGTCCAGATAAAATGGATTGTGCGATGTTAAGTTTTGCACAACCGATTTTTAAGGAGAATCCGTATTCCAATATGGGGCAGCATCAGCACAAGAGCAAATATGACCCATTTAGCCCATTGAAGAGAAAATGAGAAAACCGCAAGAGCCAACACCAATACCCCCTGAGTGGATGAAGAAGATAACCTATTGCCCACCATCACCATTGTTTGATATATTAGATTCTGAATTAGATGAGCTAGAGAAAATTATTGACTTGCCCAGAAGAAAGTGGTAATATATCGCCATGAGAGAAGACTTAATACAAAAATTCATAAAGGATTTGAAGGATTTTCCTGAATTGGATTGCTATATACTTTGCCGTCAGAAGGATGGCATGGTAGCTATTACTAGAAAAGAACGAGATGAATATAGGAGTATAAAAGATGCCAAGTAAATCTGAATCGCAAAAACATCTGATGGCGGCAGCGGCTCATAATCCTGCCTTCGCTAAGAAGGTTGGAGTTCCTATCAAGGTAGCTAAGGAATTTAACAAAGCTGATGCCGCTCGTGGCAATGTGACGCTGCCAACTAAGAAAGGTAAATAATATGCCGTCAGCATCATCAGCAGCAGTTGCTCCTCCTCCTCCTCCAGCAGCAGCACCTGCGACACTAGCGAATCCACAAATTGCCAATGCTGGTAAAAAGGGAAGTTCTGGACAGGGTTCAGCTGCTGGTGCTTATGCTTCAACTATTGGCACAACACCTACTGGATTGAGCATTGCTCCGTCTACCAGCAAAACTTTTGGAGAATAAAATGGCAAAATATGATTACAGAGAAGTTGAAGCACCGAATAGCAATTATTTGACATTTGTTAAAGAATTGAAAAAAATTGGTCAAGATGGTTGGCAATTAATTATGTATGAAACCATACATGGTTATGTAAAGGGTGTTTGCATCAAAGAGATAGGTGATATTACTACTCCTAGCACTGATGGTGCGGATATTTAACAGACAGTAATTTGCCCCACATGGATTTGTGCGGCTGGCTTGGATAAAAGATGGCGAAGAAAGAAAATAATGGTGATAGTTTTTACACTAAATCTTCTGTTGGGCTATTAGCACAGCAGATTGCCACTCCAAGTATATTAGAAAGTAAGAAGCAAGACCGCAGAGATTGGGATTTACTCCGCAGTCATTTAGAAACACGGATTGCTGGCTTGCGTTCATGGCGGCAGAGTTGGTGGAGTTTAGTTTGGGCGGATTGCGCTGAATATATCTTGCCAAGGCGTTCTACGATGCTTACCCAAGGGTCGGGCGGATTTCCAGTCCCAAACAACACAATGCGAGGGGCGCAGTTAAACAATTCCATTATCAATCCACATGCTACTTATTGCGCACGGGTATGCGCTGCGGGTCTAATGACTGGATTGGCTTCGCCAAGCCGTGAATGGTTCAAGATGAAGCCATCAGTTGAGAATTTCACAATGGATGCGGCAGCGAAGGCATGGTTTGACGAAACTGAAAAGCGTATTTACTCGGTTTTAGCGGCTAGTAATTTTTATAACTCTTTCAGCCAAGAATGCGAAGATAATACAGTATTCGGCACTGCTCCATGTATCATTTATGAGGATGCAGAGGATGTAATTAGGTGCTATAATCCGATTATTGGCGAGTATTTCCTTTCTTCAAGTGCTACTATGCGAATTGATGGCTTATATCGCACCTTTTTAATGACTGTACAACAAGCAGTTGATATGTTTAGCATTGATAAAACACCTGCTGAAATCAAGAGTTTATGGGAACAAAAGGGTTCGGGATTAGATAAAGAGCGTATTATCGCACATGCAATAGAGCCTAATTTTGGCATTGGAGTAGGTAATGTTGGTAAAATACCAGGCAACTTTGCTTGGCGTGAGATTTATTGGGTTTATGCTAATGGTGCGCCTTATCCTTTGTCTGTTCGTGGGTTTGTGGAATGCCCTTTTACTGTGGCACGATGGTACACAGCGAGCAATGATCCGTATGGTCGGTCGCCTGGTATGGATGTGGTGAATGATTCAAAGCAATTACAGGTTCAGGCGGCTAAAAAGGCGGAAGCAATAGCAAAGCAGGTTGATCCACCTTTGCTTGGTGATAAATCAATGAAAAACCAACCAAGTAGTTCAATACCTGGGGATATTACTTATGTTCAGGATTTAAGTCCTAGCGTAGGATTGCGCCCTATTTATACTGTAAATCCTGATTTGAACGCTATGGTAAATGATATAACCATCACAGAACAACGAATTTCTCGTGGTTTTTTCAACGATGTGTTTATGTCTATCACCAACTTAAAGGGCGACCAGCGGACGGCAACAGAAATCTCTCAGCGTATTAGCGAGGCAATGGCGGTGCTAGGACCTGTAGTGGAAAATGTGGTGAGTGACAGCCTAGAGCCGAAGCTAAAACGCATTTACGCCATTATGCAGCGCAAGAACATGATACCGCCAATGCCTGATAGTTTGAAGGGCGTTCCGATTAAGATGGATTTCGTCACGATGTTCTCCATAGCGGCGCGAACAAATGCAGTAGCGGGGATCGAGAGGCTTCTCGCTCTAGTGGGTAATGCAGAAGCGGTTTTCCCAAATGCTAAAGATAAAATTGATATGGATAATGTGATTGATGTCGTAAGCGAGTCAATGGGAAATCCTGCTTCCATAATACGCAGCGTTAAAGAAGTAGCAGCGATTAGACAACAAGCAGCACAGCAGCAAGCTCAGATGCAAAAAATGAGCCAGATTCAACAAACTGCTACCGCAGCTCAGACTGGGGCGCAAGCAGCAAATGTGCTTTCGAACACCCAGATAGGTGGAGCGAAAAGCGCCTTAGATTCTATTCTAGGGCAATAAACTTCTTGCTTTCTGTATACATTTTGCTACCATATAAAAACAAAACGCCATAGCATTACGAGCGCTACAGCGTTTCTAACCCTTAACGAAAGTTAGTTTCGCAATGGCTGAGATAAAATCACCCATCAAGAAGCACTTGACTTTTACATAAAAAAGCAATCCAATGAGAAAAAATATCATTAAGGACACAATTAATGCGAGAGCCAACCGAACAAGAAATCACAATGAAATTTTCTAAAGCGATTAAACGGGCTATGATGGCAGCTAGAGCATTAGTTCATCATCAGCAGAACTTCCAATTTAAGGTTATCGCAGATTGCTTGGAACTGGTTCATAAGATGATTATCTCTCGTGCAGCAGCGGAAGCAGCAACACAGGAAATGAAAGTCCAACAAGCATTAAAAGCGTTAGGGAAAGTAGAATGACCGAATTAAATGAAAAAGAAATAATCAACACATTGCTTACCAGTCTTGATGAAGCAGTGGGTTATTCTGCTGATTTATATAAAATAACAAAAATTGAAGAACACAAAAATGTTGCTAATCAATTGAAAGCTATGCGTTGGCTATCACATAAAACTGCTACATCAAAACCTTTGCCGAAAAGCGAGCTTTATATGCAAATGGAGAAACTAGAAGAATTTGAGCGTAATTCAGAGCCTAAAAAATCTTCAATCATTATGGAGTAATTATGGCTAAGAAGAAAATGTATAACGCCTCCAATCCTGAACATATTGCGGAAGCAAGGCAACAGGATGAGTTTGTAACCCATAACAAGGTTAAATTCATGCAAGAAGCGATGGAAACGCTAGGTGGACGGCAGTTTTTCTATGATTTGTTGTGCTATTGTTCGGCTTTCAATACGCCTTTTACTGGTGAAATTAACACTACGAATTTCAATTGCGGGAAACAGAGTATTGGATTTCGTTTGACTGCTGATTTGGAGCAAGCATCACCTGAGAATTATGTGCTGATGTGCCGTGAGGGTAAAGCCCCTAAGGTTGTGGAGGAGTAGATAGGAATTCGTCTAATTCAACTGGGGCAATAGATGTGTCGTCTCTCTCGTTCTGCCATTGAAGCATAAAGACATATGTACAGTATCTTAGCAAATCTGGTATTTTATACAGCATCATCCTTCTTTTCCTCCATCTTATCTGCCACGCATTTGCGGATTACAGATGATTCTGAGACTCGTAGTTTCCGAGCTTGTTCAATCACCCATTTAAGAAGGTCGCCATCTAGGAAGGTTGCTATCTTTGTTTTTTTCATTTAATTTCCTTGTACTCTTTATATTCAGTTATTTCAGTAACAACTCCATCTAACCAAGTGTTTTTCTTAAATCCCATTAGTTTCATAACATTTTCAGCACTTTTTCTATCGTGAAATTTAAGTATGTTCTGCTCTGCTCCGCTCCATTGCCCGTTCATCCATATTTTCTGTACCCCAAAATGGTTTTGGTATTGTCTCTTCTCCTGTGCCGATCATTTTACTCTTCCCTCTCTGGTTTTACAAATGGAATTGAAAGATTTTTGCGGTTTTTTATATAATTAGCAACACCTTCTTTATTTAGTGTTTTTAGATAGCGAATTTCATCATCTATCGCATATCTAATAGGAGCAATTTTTCTGAATTCAGTATCCAAATCTTTAATAGCAGTTTCTAGGGACATCCCTCTTTCCTCTCTGGCATCTCAAAGGTTATCCCGTTGCGTTTTAGGATTTCCATATCCTTAACATCTGAACATTGTACTGGTGTTCCAATAGGGAAAGTTGGGTCATTATCAAAGAGAACCCAGTATTTATGACTTGCTTTAGGATTACATTTATTACAAAAATCAAACCCATTAGACGGAACAGAGACCAAATCGCCCACCCTTGGCTCAAATATCTCGTAACTGTCTGGGTGGACTTCATACCTTGCAAGTACATTATTCTCTGTACCGCCATGCCCATCTTCACCAATGTTAAAAAAATCCATTAAATCATAGGCGAATTCACAACAATTACTCCACTTAATCTTTCCAGAATAATGTGTGGTAATATACTCCACTCCAAACTCTCTTGCCATCCATACTGCTTTAAGTGGGTCTGTATAAAATAGTTTTTTCATAAAATTCTCAAAATACTCTTCCCCTCATAAATTCCAAAATTTCCGCCTCAGGCAATTCTATTCTGCGCCTAGGACGATTAGCTTGTATTTTTAGGATGGCTTCTAGCATAGGTGAAATATCATCTTCAGTCAAATCTTGCTTTATATACTGGAATTCTTTTAATGGTATAGTAACAACTTCTTCAGTTTGATATATTTTTTTAGCAATTCTTTGATTTTTCTCATGAGTTAGGAAATCAAGCGCATCAATACTCCACAGATTTAATAGTACAACTGATTTAGTTATTTTTGCTCTACCAATCAATTTATGGTCTGGATGACGAATATAGAGATAATTATTTTGCAGCGCATTGGAAAAATGCGCTGTCTTAATTTCCCATACCCATCCAGCCTGTTGTAGGTATAATAAATTAGTCTCCCATCCAAGCCACCTTATCTTAGATAGTAATGATACTTCTATTTCTGAGATGGGAGACTCCATATATTACAATCCTTTTAATAATTCAGCCAATTCATGTTTTTCCTGCTCTGTATCTGCTTTAAGTTCCTGCAATGCTTTTTTTTCATTAGCATAAACCTTAGCGGCATTTAAGGCCCTTTTTACCTGTTCATCAAACTTGTTTTGGATTTCCTTGGAAGCAGCTTCTTTGATTTTTGCGATTGAACTATCTGCTGGGTTCTTAGTAGCAATTGTAGTAATTTTCTCATCAGACATAAATTTAACTCCTTTAAGATTGGTTCAGGGATAAATATCTCCCTTTAGGCACTAAAGTGGCTTTTGTTGTGCAAGTCAAGAGAAAAAGTTTGAAATACTTTCTTTATCCAGCTATTGTTATTTACAGCAACACTGTGAAGTGTCGCATAATCTGTTACATAGAAGTGTCCAATGACTGAAGAAACAATTATTTCTAATGCTGTTGATACTGCGGATGCAGCACCTGCTGCTCCTGCGGTTGAGGTTGTGGCAGATGCTGTACCTGCCGTTGCTCCAGTAACATCTATCCTAACACCTCCTGCTGACCTTGTTGCTCCAGTAACCCCTGAATTAGTAGTTGATAATGACAATGCGGCAGCTCCAGTAGTTGAGCCAGTAGTTGAAGCTCCGATTGAGCCGCCAGTTTATGAGCCGTTTGTATTCCCTGAAAATGCAGTTGTTGATGACGCTGTTGTTGGTGACTTCACAAAAACAATTGCTGAATTTGAAATTACAACAAAGGCTGACCATGCTGAAGTACAGAAATTTGCTCAGTCACTTGTTGATCGTCATGTAACGCTAATGAATAACTTTCGTGAAGCACAAGCTAAAGCTGTAGAAACCGAAAGACAAAGTTGGGTAGAAGATTTCAAAAAAGACCCTGAGTTTGGTGGAAATCGTGAAATGGCAACTATTGAAGGAGCGCAGAAGTTTATTCGCACTCATGGTGGAACGGTTGAGCAACAAAAAGAATTATATGACATTTTAGCGCGCACAGGATTGGATAATCACAAAGCGATTATCCGTACTTTCGCAAGAGCGGCTATGTCACCAAGTTTATCTGAAGGAACTCCAAAAGCTGCACCGCAAGTGCCAGCAAGTATTAGTTTAACGGAGCGTCTTTATGGTAAAGTGTAATTATTTATAACTGGAAAATCAATGTCGTGATGACACGGATAATCCCTTTTGAAGGAGTTTTAATATGGCTGGTACATTACTGAATATCGCAGATTATATGCGCCGCACTGAGCCAAATGGTAATATCGCTGATATTGCTGAATTGCTGGCTCAAGCGAATCAAATTCATGCAGATTGCCTATGGCAAGAAGCTAACGAACCAGAAGGACACAAAGTAACGCTTCGTGCCTCTTTGCCACAAGGTTCTTGGCGTTCTGCCAACCAAGGTGTTCCAGCGACTAAATCGCTTACATCTCAAGTTCAGTTTGGTATGGCTGAATTGGTTGCGTACTCGCAAGTTGATAAATCTGTTGCTAACCTTATGGGGCAAGTTGCTAAATTCCGCCTTATGGAAGATATGTCTTTCATTGAAGGTATGTCACAACAAGTTGCATCTGCGCTAATCTATGCGAATGAAGCTACTAATCCTAACCAATTCACTGGTTTGGCTGCAAACTATAATACCGTTACTGGAACAACTGCTAAATCAGCAGCGAATGTGGTTGATTGTGGTGGTACTGGTAGCTCCAATGCTTCTATGTGGGTTGTAGGTTGGGGTGATAACTCAACATTTGGTATCTATCCAAAAGGCTCAAAAGCTGGTTTGACTTATGAAGATAAGAGCGATTTCGTTCCTCTTTATGATAGCTCACAAAACCGCTTTGAAGGTTACACCTCTTATTTCGTATGGAAACTAGGTTTGGCTATCAAAAATTGGCAGTACAACATTCGCTTTGCGAACATTGATACTACAACTACTGCTGGCGGTTTGAAAAGCTCAACTCCTCCTGATTTGTTCGCTTTCCTTATCAATAATATCCGTAAATTGCCAACTGCAAGCAAACGCTTAACTGGTATTACAGAAGTAGATAGCCCGAATGAACCGCGCGTTGGGACTAACCCAGTGCTATATGTCAATCGTACTGTTGGCTCTGCTTTGGATTTACAAGCTGTTCGCGATAAAAATGTTCTGATTTCATACAAAGAATATGCTGGTGAACCTACCATGATGTTCCGCGATATGCCAATCCGTACTGTGGATGCACTAACTAACTCAGAAAGTCGTGTTGTTTAATAATTAGAAAAAGGATTAATTTTATGTTTTTAGACAGTTCACTGTTTTTCTCTTCTTATACCACCCCAGTAGCGGTAACTACCACTGCTGACAGTTCGCTAGTTGATGTTACTGGAGCTGGCTCTGGTAACGCTCCTGCGATGATTGGTGGAAAGAACATTTCAACTGGTGCAGCATACCCAATTGGTATTGATTTAGGTGCTAGCGATGGTATCGCAGTTCCGTCTGTCAATGTGACTGTTGGTACTACTTTCACTGCTGGTGGTGCTGCAACTCTAACCGTTTCTTTGTTAGCTGCTCCTGCTGTTAGTGCGACTAATAATACTCCAGGTACTTATACCACCTTGAGTTCAACTGCTGCAATTCCTGTTGCTAGCTTGGTTGCGGGTTTCTCGCTTAATTTGCCAATTCCTCCAATTCAGTTGGGGACAGCGGAAGCTCTACCACGCTTCTATAAACTGAACTATGCGGTTGCGACTGGTCCTATGACTGCGGGTACGCTTTCTGCTGGTGTTGTTATCAATCAGCCAAATATAGCTGAAGGTTCACAATTCCCAGGCAATTTTGTAGTTTAATTTTAACTTAACATAGAGGGTTCTTCTTATGGCTATTTCTACGACTATCCCAACTTATCGGCAACTAAACCCCGCTGGTTTTTGGTCACCTGATGCAACTTTGATTATGGAAGGTGAAGCGTTTGAATACGAAGGAGAACCCAACTATGAAATGGAAGCTCTGAATGAGCCAGCTCAGTTAAAATTGAAAACATTTTTTGATAAGATTGAAGCTGGACGCAAAGATGCTGAAGAAAATGTGTTACCTGAACATCGCAATTTGAATGATTTGCCGACTATTGGTGAGGCTACTTCTGATGCTCGTAGAATTTCACTGGAAAAAGGGCAACCTGGTATTCCATTGATGTCAAACAGAGTTAAGAGCAAAGAAGTTACTCGCACAGTGCAACTGCCAAAAAGTGATGTGATTGTTAGGACTCTAACTTCAACAGGTAGATAAAATGGGTAAGAAAAAGTGGATAAAGGAAAAGGCTAAGCATCCTTCTGGTGCGCATCCTAATTCTGATTTCTCTAATGGTGAGCAGATTAAAAGGAATGATTTGTTAGAAATCGCTGATTCTTCTAATCCGACAACATTAAAGAAATTCCAAAAAAAGAAAAAAGCAGAGAAGGGTAAAATACCTCTGCATGAACGCCTTTATGGGAAAGAGATTTGATATGAGCATGGAAGATAGATTGTATAGCCCTAAAAAACTAGGGAAAGATGCAGATGGAAAACTTAAAGTTACTCCAGTCGCGAAAACTACTGAAGAACCTGCTCCTAAGCCAAAAGATGCTGGTCCAAATGAGAAATCTGAGGGCAATGCGCAACAACGCACAGCTATCTTGCCTCTGCATATTCGTCATCAACATGAGCGTCGTGAAACTAAGCATAAGCATATTCACGAGCATCATACTTTACACCACAAGCATCAAGTGGAACAGTCTTACCATGATAATGCGAATGCTGGCTCTAAAAAAGAACTTCACGCTCGGCATGAAGGAGAATTAGATGCTATGCACACTCGGCATGAAACAGAAACCGCTGAACTTTATAAAAAACATGAATCTGAACTAGGAAAAGGAAAATAGCCATGACCGCAGCATTAGGTAACGAAGTATTTCAAGTACAGGGTATCCTTCCCAATGGACAGATAGCAGCAACAACTCAAACACAAACTCTTGGGCAGTTTGGCAGTGGTACTGCTTATGCTCCAGAGGCAGGAAATATCTATAAACTTTTCAGTTCTGGTACTTCCCCAGCATCAACTGCTGGTGATATTGTAGTGGCAACATATACAATCCCTGCTAATAGCTTTGATATTGCTGGTCGCTCACTAGGACTTTTAGCGGCAGGAAATTTCGCGAATAATACGAATGCGAAAACTGCTAAAATTATTGTTGGTGCGACAACGGCTGTAGTTGGGTCTGCTGTTTCTGGTGGAACTACACTGGCAACTACAGGTGTTTATAATACTACTGGTGCTGTTGGATGGGCATTAGCTGCGAATGTGAGTAAATATGGTGCGGCTGGTTCTAATACTCAAAACTATCAGGAAATGGGTGTTATCATCGGTGCTACTCATGGCGGTATGGGGGTTGCAGGAACTTTAACTCTAAATGAAGCTGCTCCGATTATTGTTGCTATTACTTTGAACTCTGCGACTACTGCGAGCGATAGCTCATTGTGGCAATTTGAAATCAATGCTACTAACTAGAGGTTAATATGGAAAAACTTCCTAATATGGTGGACATGAAAAAAGAGCCATCCTTAGATGATGAAGGCAATGCCTATCCAGGGCAAAATCTTTATCCGTACGGGCTTGCTATTTGCTTGAATGATGATGACCTGCAAAAATTAGACCTTGATGATGATATTGAAGTTGGGGAAATGGTGCATTTGCACTGTATCGCCAAGATTACTTCTGTATCTTCACAAGATACTAATGACGGAGTTAAAAAGCGTGTTGAGCTTCAAATCACTCATATAGCTGCTGAAGATGAAGATGAAGAAAACGAACAATCTGAAGATGTAATGTCTCGGCTTGGGAAAAAATTATATTCTGGGGAATAAGGATGACTAGCAATGGCAGATATACTTTCAATCGTAAATCGGGCTTTATTGCAAACTGGTTCTCGCACTCAAATATCATCTCTTAGCGAAGGTAGCATTCAAAGTAATACTGCGAATGTTTTATACCAACCAACATTTGAAGCACTAGCTCGTGCTGCTTATTGGAACTGCCTAAGAAAACAGGCTGTACTTACATTACTTGCGGCTGCTGCTGGCACACCTGAGAATCCAACTGGTACAACGATGCCAGTTCCGCCTTTTCCGTGGTTATACTCCTATCAAGTTCCATCAGACAGTTTACGAATTCGTTTTATCGTTCCTGTTTTTAATTTGGCTCTTAATGGTATTCCACAGATGACTGGAAATACGGGAATCGTCACTCCTATCCTAGCAACTGGCGCACAAATCCCCTTTGTTGTTTCTTATGACACTGATAGTAGCGGGAATCCTCGTGAGATTATTCTCTGCAATCAATCACAATCACAGGCGGTTTATACTGTAAATCAACCTAATCCACAACTTTGGGATAGTCAATTTCAAGCCGCGATGGTTGCTTCTTTGTCAGTGTATTTTATTCAGGCATTAAATATGAATATGCCTTTATTACAAGGTGCAGTTGCACAGGCGCAAAGAATGATTGACCAAGCGAGAATTTCAGATGGCAATGAAGGCACACAAAGCCAGTCTCGCCAAGCTAGTTGGATAAGCGCAAGAGGGAGATTGAATAACATTCCGTTCTATGGCGTAGCGAATTATGATAATATGTCCTTTCCAGTATTCTAATGACAATAGCAACATTTCAAACAAGTTTCGCAACAGGAGAGATAAGCCCCGCACTATGGGGAAGAATAGACTTGCCCGCAATAAGACAAGGCGGTTCAACTATCCGAAATGCCTTCATCAATTATCGTGGTGGCGCGACCTCTCGTGCGGGATTAGCTTATATTGGTACTTGCAGACAATCGGGTAGCAGTTCTCCTCCACGAGATATAAATTTTCAGTTCAGCAATACTCAAGGTTATGCTTTAGAGTTTGGTGATTATTATATGAGAATTAAATCCAATGGAGGGTATGTTCTTGAAGCCAACAAAACCATTACGGGGATTACTCAAGCTAATCCTGCTGTAGTTACTTCAGTGGATCACGGATATTCTACTGATGATTGGGTGTATATTGCCAATGCTACTGGTATGACAAACTTTAATGGCATGGCGTGGATTGTAACTAGGATTGATGCTGATACTTTCACATTAACCGATATGTTTTGGAATGTGGTGGATTCCACGAGTTATTCAGCTTATATCAGTGGAGGTATTGCTGCTAGAATTTACACACTATCTACTCCTTATGCAGCAGTTGATTTGCCATATTTGAAATTCACTCAATCTGCTGATGTAATGACTTTAACTTGCGTAAATACCTCAACTAACAATGAATATCAGCAATATAATTTGAAGCGATTAGGTGCTACGAATTGGACTTTAACTGCGGTTACTTTTGCTTCTATTATTTTACCTCCAACTGGCGTGGCTGCTACGGCTCAAAGCTCAACTACTGTTGATACATATTATGGATATGTTGTAACTGCGGTTGATGGTAATACGGGGCAAGAAAGCATTGCCAGTACGCCTGTTTCTGTACAAAATAACAATATCTCTATTTATAAAGGTTCAAACACAGTCACATGGAATGCGGTAGCTGGAGCTAGTAGTTACAACATATATAAATGCACTCCATCTTTAACTAGCAATATCGCAGTTGGCGTTTTATATGGGTATGCTGGAACTTCCTTTGGTGGTAGTTTTACGGATAGCAACATTACGCAAGATTTTACAAAAGTTCCGCCCGTGCAGAAAAATCCATTTGCACGAGGTGCGATTAACTATGTGGGTATCACCGTCTCGGGGAGTGGATATTCTCAAGCGACTGTTGGATATAACATCACCACTTCAACTGGTAGCGGTTTTGTTGGACAGCCAGTTGTGATTGGCGGGGCAGTAGTTGGTTTTGTCATTCAAAATAGCGGTTCTGGTTATGCAGCTACTGATACAATAAATATCACTGGGGGTAGCAGTGCAACGGCATCACTCACTATAGGACCACAAACGGGAACTTATCCAGGCACAGTTGCTTATTATCAGCAGCGCAGGATTTATGCAGGTAGCTTACAAGCACCTGATACTTATTGGATGTCACAAGCTGGGTCTTTTGATAATTTTGATAGCTCAATTCCAGTAACAGATGCAGATGCAATAACAGGAACTCCATGGGCGCAACAGGTTAATGGTGTGCAGTTTATGACTCCTATGCCTAATGGGCTGGTAGTTTTCACTGGCAAAGGTGCTTGGCAGGTTAATGGTGGCGGAAGCGGTGCTGCATTAACCCCCTCTACTCAAACGGCAACTCCACAGGGAAGTAGCGGTTGTTCATCTATAGTTCAGCCATTGCCGATAAATTATAATATCATTTATGTACAATCCAAAGGTTCAGCTGTCCATGAATTAGAATATAGCTATTTTACGCAAATTTATATCGGGAAAGACCAAACGCTCCGCTCAAATCATTTATTTTATAACCACACTATTGAGCAATGGGCTTATGCGGAAGAGCCTTACAGGGTTATTTGGTGTGTGCGAGATGATGGCATTTTGCTTTCCTTTACTTATTTGAAAGACCAAGAGGTTTGGGCATGGGCTAGACACGATACCAATGGGCAGGTTGTGGGGATTACTACTGTTACCGAACCTCCAGTTGATGCGGTATATGTGATTGTAAAACGCTATGTAAAAGGACGGTGGCTTTATTATTCAGAACGCATGGACAATCGCCTTTGGGAAAATTCTGAGCAATGTTTCTGTGTTGATGCAGGAGTAAGTACAACTCCTGGTAGCTATCTACCTGCGACACTAACGGCTTCCCAATCAGGCGTAGGAACTGGCGTGATATTTACTGCATCTGCTGGCGTATGGGCAGTAACAGATATTACTGATACAATTCGTATGGGGGGAGGGATAGCTGTTGTCACTGGTTATTTATCACCCACTCAAGTTGTAGCAACGATAACATCACCAATTACGGCTGTTGTGCCTAATGACCCTAATAATATGCCATTGGCTGCTGCGGCAGGAGCATGGGCATCATACTCTGCGGTTAATTCAATATCTGGTTTGAACCACCTTGAGGGTCTAACTGTTTCTATACTGGCTGATGGTGGAACTGTGACACCACAGATTGTTACAAACGGAATGATAGCTTTGCCTAATACCGCAAGCCTAGTAACAGTGGGATTGCCATTTACTGTACAATTACAAACTAATTATCTTGACCCGCAAGGATTGCCAGTAACAGCGCAGGGCAAGCGCAAATCTATTTTTAGGGTGATTGCTCGTATGAATGGCAGTCGTGGCGGGATGATAGGTACTAATCAGCCCGATGCGTCAATTCAGGAGAACAATGCAAATATCCCGTGGACTGGATTGACTGAAATAAAATACCGAACTGCAAATAATTATATGGGAGCGTCAATTCCGCTCTTCTCAGGTGACATTGAACCTGTTACAGTTCAAGATGGTTGGGAGAATGGAGGGCAGGTTGCAATCCAAACTACAGACCCGCTTCCGCTAGGCATAATTGCTTTGGTCATTGAGTATGTCGTGGGCGATAATGCGGGATAAACCATTAGAAATAAAGAGAGAAGGAGTTAAAGATATGACACAGCCAACAGTACAGATGCTCGGAAGATTTCAGCCTTGGCATGATGGGCATACCGCACTATTCAAGGAGGCATTAGCCAAAACTGGTAGTGTATGTATTATGGTTCGCAATACTGGAGAGTTATTTGGTTTTGAGGAAGTGGAATCTCGTATTCTTGTTGCATTGGCAGAATACGAGGGTAAATTCACTATAATGAGTGTCCCAAATATAACTGAAATAATTTATGGGAGAGATGTAGGATATAAGATAACAAAAATTGAACTGCCTAAAAGCATTGAAGCAATTAGCGCAACAGAGATAAGAAGGAAAATATGCGAAACTTTATAATTCATGCGTTGCCTAGAAGCCGTACAGCTTGGATGGCTTCATTTTTAACTTATGGTGAATGGAAGTGTGGGCATGAGCAAGCGGTAACAATGCGAAGTTTTGATGATGTGAAACAATTACTAACGAAGGAAAAAACAGGGAGCGCGGAAACGGCAACGGCACAAGGCAGGATGCTGATAAAGTATGTGAACCCTGATATTAAGGAAGTGGTGATTTTACGACCAGTTGATGATGTTATTAAAAGCCTTCTGGAGATAGATTTAACTGGTGTTGCTACTTATGATATACCACTGCTGCGTAGGACTATGGAATACGGAGATAGGTGTTTGAGAAAAATAGCTTTAGACCCAAGTGTTTTAGTGCTAGAATTTGATGACTTGGCGACAGAGGCGGGATGCAAGAAATTGTGGGAGCATTGTTTGCCTTATGAATTTGACAGAGATTGGTGGAATTATATGAAAAATAAGAATATACAGATTGATGTTAGGGAACATTTCCTATATTATTTCGCCAACCGTCCTGCAATTGACGGCTTCAAGGCTATTTGCAAGTCAGAATTGCGTAAATTGGTAAAAGAGGGAAAGGTTTAATGGGCGTAGTAATAAGAAAAGCAACCATTGCAGAGTTGGAAGAAGCTCCGCATATTTATGAACTGCTAGATGAATATGCTAGTGAAAGTTCTATTGCTGGATTACCGCACCCTTTTGCTAAAGTTGATATGTATAGAAAACTTGAAGCCAATGGAGCTATTGAGGTAATTGGTGCATTTCTTGATGGTTGGCTAGTTGGGTTTATTATTGTTCTTGCCCCGATACTTCTACATTATAGTGTGAGAGTTGCGGTAGTGGAAAGTTTCTTTGTGATGAAAGAATGTCGTAAAACTGGTGCAGGATTGAAGTTGTTAAAAGCTGCGGAGGATTATACTAAAGACCAGAAGGCTTGTGGGTTATTGGTAAGCGCGCCTTTAGGTGGAAGTCTTGCAGAAGTATTACCTAATGTTGGCTATACCGAAACTAATCGTGTATTCTTTCGGAGTATAAGCGATGAATGAAATTGTGCCAATGACTGATGAGGCGATTAGAAAGGTATATGAAATGGAGGCAATAGTTTTAACTATGCCACAAGTTCATATAGATACCAACCATATTTTTCATGCTGGAATGTATGCTAGAACGATTATGATACCAGCTAATACCATCTTAACGGGTGCATTGATAAAAATTGCTACATTGCTTATAATGCAAGGAGATGTTACAGTTTATATCGGTGGTGAAAGCGTAGATTATATAGGGTATAATATCTTGAAGGGTGGAGCGAATAGAAAGCAAGCATTTTTCGCAAGAACGGATACTATGCTGACTATGATTTTTCCAACTGAGGCAAAAACAATAGAAAATGCAGAAAATGAATTTACCAATGAGGCGGATATGTTAATTACTCGCAGAAAATTAGGAGCTTAATATGTCAGGTGGAGTATCAGCAGCAACACTAGCAGTAACACTAGCTGGCACTGGCATGGCAATAGCTGGGAAAGAACAAGCGGCTGATGCGGCTTCCAAAGCAGCAACGGCTAATGCAGCTATTGCTACGAATAACGCTAAAATGGCGGGGGCAACTGGCGAGCAGAATGTAGCTAACGAGCAAATGAAAACCCGCGCTCAAATGGGAGCTATTGAGGCTGCGCAGGCTTCAAAGGGCATTGATATATCTAGCGGTTCGGCATCGGATGTGCAGAAATCAGCATCACAAATTGGCGAGCTTAACGCACTGCAAATTCGCTCTCAAGCAGCACAACAGGCTTATGGCTATCAGACTAGTGCGGCACTTGATACCGCCACGGCTGCAAATGCAAGCACGGCTGGGGATATTGGTGCAGCTACTACTGCGGCATCTGGACTTGGCTCTATTGGTATGCAATATGGAAACTGGGCTAATAGTAAGAGTGCTACTGGTTATGACACTAATACATACCAAGGGGGCTAACAATGGCTGAAGTACCTTATAATCCCTCTGGTGAGATGGCTGCAACATTCACTCCTAATCAAGCGGTTGCTCGACCTGATGCGTTTGGTGGGCAGATTGGCGAGGCTATGGTGCAAGGTGGAGCGCAGGTTACAGATGTAGCGCAGAAGCTCAAGACAATGGCTGACCACACTGCGGTTAATGATACTATTGTTAATGGCTATGTTCCCGAAGCCAATGCTCTGTTATCTAATTTTAAGAAATTATCAGGGACGGATGCTCTACAACAACAGCCAGAATATGAAAAACAACTAAAAGAATTAAATACCAAATATATCGGTGGTGCTAACAATAACCAACAAGCAGAATGGATTGGGAATTATGCCCGTGACCATTCCTTGCGGATTATGGATGGTATATCAAATCACGCTGATAGTGAATTTACCAAGCACGCTGATTTAGTTCACAGCCAAACAATGAAAATGAATGCCGATGATGCAGCGCAGAATTACAATAGTCCAGAATTGGTTGATAAAAATATAAAGAACATTGAAACTTCTGGCGTATACTATTATGGTAATAAAACTGGGCACGATGATGAATCAACAAAATTAGCACAATCAGTAGCCAAAGAAGATGCTTCTAGTGCGATTAAAGGCGTTATTCAGATGGCATTGGATAATAACGACCACAATGCAGCTACTATGTATAAAAATAAATATAACGACTATCTAAATTTGAAAGATAGAGTTGCTATTGAAAAAGAAATAGCCTCTGTTTCTGTTTATGACAATGGGAAGCAGATTGTTAATAATATATATAGTGGAAATAAAGCTATTCCTCAAGGCACGCCACAGTATGACGATATTCAAAAAAAGGCGCAGGTTGCAGAAATCGCACAAAAAGAAAATTTTGACCCGAATATATTGTTCGCTATTCATGGGGCAGAAAGCAGTTATGGAAAAGGTGTAAAAGATACCTCTCGCCTTAAAGACGATTTCCAAACTGACCCTAAGTATCGTGATGCTAATTATACGGATGATAGTTTAGCGTCATCTGGGCACAATGCGGTTAAAATATGGAATCAGAATACTGGTGACTTAGCCACTCGTTTAGGTAGGCAGCCAACCCCCAAAGAGGGATACCTTTCTTACAATCAAGGGGGGCTTGGTGCTTCAGCATTATTAAAAGCGAGCGATACCGACACCGCTGTGCAAGCGTTAGTCAAAGGTGCGGGCTTATCTCAAGAAGATGCGACAAAGCATGTATTGCAAAATGGCGGGACTGTTACTATGTCTGCAAAAGATTTTTCCAATCATATTCAGGATTTATTCCAAGGGCATTATGATAAACAGAAAGTAACAGTTGCTGATGGGGCTAACTTGCCTGATGCAATCAGAAATCAAGCTAATGCTCAAACCCCAGCGATTCAACAATTTAGCAATCCGCATGATTTATTCAAGCAAATAACCGCTCTACAACCATCTGCATTAGCTGCGATAGATGCTATTCCCGACGATGCTGTTAGAGAAAGTGCTTTTAAGCAAAATAAAGCTAAATATGAACAAGCTGCATTTGGCGAAAAGGTTTGGAAACAGCAACAAGCTGATGTCGTTGAAAAAATAGATAAAGACCAAAGATATACTTCAATGGATATGCTCCCACAGAGTCTGAAGCAAGACTTGAAAGACGCAGGGCAATATGCAGCACTAGAAAAGAAATTTTCTGAAAAAACCAAAACAGATAAAGATACCAGTATTGGCACTGGGTTTTTAGATGTAGCACAAGGGATTGCTAGGGGTGATAAAGATAGCGGTGTTACCGATGTGGCTAGTCTCAATGAAGTATATGGTGCAAGAAAAGATATTGGAGGTGTAGGCTACAATAAATTGAAATCGTTAGTAAGCAAAGCCAATACGCCAGAAGGTAAAGCAGAAGTAACTAATCAGGTTGATTTTCTAAGCGCAATAAAAAAGAATTACTACCCAACCAATAGCGATGCTGATAAACAGAAATTTGATGCTGCGGTGCAGGGGTTTTTTACTGCTTACACCACCAATGGCGCAGACAAGAGTGCTCTTTTATCGTTAGATGCTAATAAAAACACTTTCTTGAAGTCATTAAACCTGCCAAGCAAAGCAGAGGTTACGAGTAGTAAGATAAATGAAGCTACAAGTTTTCTTAATAAATTTCCTTTGATGGGGATGTAGGATGGCTGATGAAGATTTTAACCAAGTTCTAAGTGGCGTGAAGGATATGGCTGCACAACAGCAACCAGTTCCTGCGCCTACACCAATTGAGCAGCCAGCAACTCAACAGCCTGTATCTAGCGATAAACCTTTTAACGATTTAATGCAGAATTTAAGAGAAAATCCAAAGTCGTTTATGGATGGGGTTAGCAATGTAGTAGATGTGCATAAGGAGCAATCCGCAAACAAAATCATGCAAGCTATAGGGCTTGTGGACGCTGAACCAGATTCTCCTGATGCGAAGATTCTATCTGAATGGAAGGGTGGAATAAATGATGCTGTCACTCGCAATGCCATTATAGGCAGTAATTTAATAGACATTGGTAAATCTATATCTGGTGTCGTATCTAATGAGGCTGTACACCTAGTAGCCAGCGGACATCCTCTACCTACTGCCGCTGGGCAACTCGCTAGAATGATTGGTGATTTACCAGAAACATTTGGTGTTCAAGTCAGTAAATTTGTCGGAGAAAAATTAAGCTCTCTAACGCCAGAAGAAATAAAGCAATATGTTGATACTCAAAAAGCACCAGAAGGATGGGTTGAAAATGTAGGGAAATCTCTGGGCATTCCCTTTCTTTCTGGCGTACAATCGGATAAACAGCAAGCCGTTGAAAAATTTTTATCAGAGGAAATAAAACAGCAAACTAGTGGGGCAGTTGAAACAGATTATCAGCCTAAATATCCTTCTGGTCAGGTTGCTGCAATGGCTACTACTTTTATCCCGCTATTAGCTGGTGGCGAAGGCGCTATATTGCAAAAAGCATTGACGCTTGGAGGTTCTACAGTAACCCCTGTTGTGTTGGCTGAATTGGTAAAAGAAAATGGCGGCAGCAAAAGCACGCAGGACCTTATATCCACCTTAGGTATGTTTGGGGGCGGTGCAGCTGGTCATTTCACACCAGCTATCATAGACAGGATTACAAACCCACCATTACACCCTGAGTTAGCTAAAGCAATTGACAACGGGGTTTTTCCTAATGCTACACCTGAGGCAAAGGCTGAGGCTTCACAAATTGTAAGGGCAACTACGCCACAAGAAGCTTCTGGGGCTTATGCAAAGGAAGATGAGTTGGCCAAACCAACTTTAGCTGCTGCAATGAAAGAAATAAATCCTCAAGTTCATTCTGAATACACCGCACTTACGGATAGAAAGAATTTGCTAAAAACTGGATTGGATAATCTCAAAGAACAGCAACGCACTGATGTTGAAGCTGCCGCTCCTCATGCTGATGAGATTGCTGATTTACAAGCTAAGTTAGAAGATGCAAACCCTCGTAAGGCTAAAATATACCAAGCAAAAATTGATGCTTTAACTGCTGAGCGAGAAAGGTATATTGAAGAAAATACTAAAGGTGATACTCCAGAAATGGCTGATTTGCGTTCCAAGCACCAAGAGCTTGATTATCGTCAGCGTGACTTAGCACCTGCTATTTCTGAAATGCGTAGGCAAGCAATAGAGCAAAATCCGCATTTAGAAGAATATACACCCAAGGCTTCTTTCGCTGAAGAAAAACCAGTGGTAGCGGAAAAACCTATTGAGGCAAAAGCAGTGGTGCAAAACAAAGTCCCTGAAGAAGGCAATAAAGTTACACCCCCCAAATTAGATATAGCTGCTGATGTTGCTAAGAATATAGGTGATGTTGGTCGTCCCGCAGAGGAAGCTAACGCTATTGGAAAATTGGTTGCTGAGCATTATAAGGCTATATCCGAGCAGGGATGGACTAAAGGAACGGCTGAAGAGATCTACGCTCGTGAAGCACCAGAAATAACTAAGGGCAAGAATAAGGTTAATAAGGGTGAGCTTGAACAGCCAGCCAAAGGAAAAATCCGCCTAGCTACTGAACAGGCTAAAGCAGCGATTAAAATCTTTGGTAAATCTGATGCAAGTACAGCGATACACGAAATAGGTCATGCGTGGCTTGATGAGTTGATGCGTTTCTCTAAAGATGAATCTGCACCAGAAGCATTGAAGGCTCATGCTGATAAAGTGCGTGAATGGCTAGGCGATAAAACTGGTGAGTATAGTGGATTTAGCAGAGGGCAACATGAGCAGTTTGCCAGAGGATTTGAACGCTATATGCGTGAAGGTGTAGCACCAAGTAAAGAGCTTGCAAATGTTTTTGCAAAATTCAAAGACTGGTTATCTCGCATTTATCAAACTGTGCAGGATTTGCGTTCGCCTATTACTGATGATATTCGCAATGTTTTTGACCATATGCTTTCTGCTAACCCTGAAAAAGCTGTGATTGAACCAGAGGTAAAAGTAGAGAAGACAGCACCCGAACCGAAACCACTCAAACCACACGAAACATTGGTTAAGCCTCGCAACACTCAGTTAGCTATTCCTGTGCCAAAAGAGCCAGATAGCCTTGCAGAATTTGTGCGTAAGAATGGTGGGCTTCGTGATGGCGGTGGAGATGTATTAAAGGTGCTAGATACTAAACTCCGCAAGGATGGTACTGCTGGGCGGGGATTGGTAAATAAGAGCGGTCTTGAACACGAAGCCATGGCGGAGAAAGCACATGAAGCAGGTTATTTTCCAGAAATAAACGATAGATTGCCAACGGAGAAAGAGTTTCAAGCTGCTTTAGAGGATGATTTGGCTGGTAATAAACGCTACTCTCATAATGATATTGAAAAAGTGCAAGATTACCATGATGCGATAAGGCACAATGAAGAAATTGATAGGCTTGCAACCGAACTTGGTATTGATACTAAAGGTAAAACTTACGAGCAATTCTGGGAAGAAGCTGCTGAAAAGATGAGCAAAAATGAGCAAGAAGAATTTAACCTTGCCAAAGAACAGGAAGCTCAAGATTTACTTGAACGCATGAATGGAAGCCTTGAAGATGGTAATTATCAAGAAGAATTGGCGACCATAGAACCAAGAAGCATAGAGGACTTAGAAAATGAGCGCAAACAGGAAGAACTTGCTGCAAATGCAGGACAGAGCGAAACAAATACTACAAATACCGAACATCCCGCAGGAAGCGAAGCAACAGGCGGAACAAGTGATAGACAAAACGGAGCAGGCGTTGAGCCTACAGGACGCACAGGCGAAGAAGGAGCGGCAGCCGAGCGAGGAAGAAATGGCACTGGCAATGCGGAACGAGAATTCACAGCAGGGTCAAAAGACCCCTCAGACATAAATTCTATTGTTAAAAAACCAGTACCGTATCTAATGCCGTCTGGTGATGTTAACTATGATATGATACAAAAACGCATTGAGAAGCTAGAAACATCTCAAGAAATTCAGGACTTTATTCAAGAAGTCGCCAAGGAAATGGATAATTTTAAGCAAGCAAGGCGTGGAGTTGTTACCAATGCCGACACCATGAGGTTGGCTGAAGCCATAGGGGTTGATGAGCTTGGCGATAGGAAAATAGGGGAAACTTATAATGCACATCAATTGAAAGCAGCGGAAGCGATATTCCATACTCTATCTGCTGATGCTTATAATAAATCACTACTAGCAAAAACACCTGAAAATATAATAGAGTATAAAATTGCACAGCAAAAAATGGTTGATGCTGCTAATAATTTCTTAGGTGCGGTTAGTGAAACTGGTAGGGCGTTGCAAATTCTTACTACAGTTAGAGAAGGAATAAAAGGGGCGCAGAATATAGCTGAGCTATTCCAAAAGCAAACTGGTGAAACTTTAGATGATATTGCTCAGCAAATGAATATGCTGGCTGCGCTAAAAGACCCAGTGCAGAAAGCTAAATTTTTGCGTGATACTGCAAAATCTTCAGTAAAAGATATTTTGCAAGAAATATATGTAAATAATCTCATATCAGGTCCAATTACACATATTAGATATGCAGTTCAAAATGCTTTGAAGTCAATCTATACCCCAATAATTGAAATTCCTCTTTCTGCTCTTGCTAGTGCGGCAATATCAGCCTTAGGAAAAGATGTTGAGAAAGTTTATTTCGGTGAAAGTTTAGAACAATTGTATGCTATCGGAAAGGGTTCTGCTGATGGTTGGACTGCTCTAACTAGAGCAGTTAAAGGCGGACAACCAATAGATTTAATGAAACTTTCAGAAGGATTTAATGTTTCTCAAGCGGGAGCGTATTATCCCCATGTAAATGCAATTAAAGGAAAATTCGGAGAGATTTATAATATACCTTCTCGTGTTGTCACGGGAATACATAATTTTTCAGCAGTATTGCGATACGAACAAGAAATAGCAGGGAATGCTTATCGTACCGCTCAAAATCCTAGTTTTATAAATGATATAGTAAAAAATACAATTTCTCCAACAGCGGAAATGATGAAAAATGCTCGGGAAAGAGCGTTAAAAGATATGTATATGTCGCAAACTGATTACAACTCCATAGAGAGCAAACTTTCAAGAATTTCAAGTCATAATATCGTAGCTAGAATGGCAATGCCGTTTGCAAAAATTGGGATTGGGATAACCAAGGGTTTTATGGAATTAACACCTGGTCTGAATTTTATAGATAAAACTTCAAGGGATAATCTTCTTGGGCGGAATGGTGATATAGCTCAAGCTCGGCAATTAGGAGCAATGTTGCTTGGTATTTCTACGATTTGGGCTGTCCAACATTTTGCATCACAAGGTTTAATAACTGGTAATGGACCAGATGACCCTGAAAAACGCAAGGTATGGCTCTTAACTAATACTCCATATACCGTAAAGATTGGTGGTTTGCAGATTCCGTATAAAGGAAGTCCAGTTGGTATGTTGATGGGTATGACTGCGGATATGTCTGAAACAGCTCATGCTTGGGATGATGGTGATGGAGAAAAACTTGCAATGATGCAGTTAGGGAATTTTGGCAGAAATATAACCGATGAAACTTTCTTAAATGGATTGCACACAATGATAGATGCGCTTACGAAGCCACAGCAAAGTGCTAGTGAGTTGGCTTCGCTCGTTACCAATTGGTCTCCTTGGGCTATAGGGCAGTCACAAATAAATAATATGCTTGACCCAGTAGTTAGAGAGCATCATGGAATTATTCAGGCTGCTTACAATAAAATACCATTTTTAGAAGAAACGCTTATGCCTAAAATATCTGTATTTGGTGACCCTGTCACAAGAAAAGCCGATATAGAAAAATATCACAATGACCCAGTGACTATGCAACTTCAGGAGCTTCATATAGGTATTGCAAACCCTGAAAGAGAGATAAATAAAATAAAGTTGGATGATAAACAATATATGGATTTTAGCGTTTATCGTGGGCATATTTTACATAATGGATTAAGCACTTTAATTCAAGGGGATGGTGCTGAAGATTTTAATTCAGCAAATACAGAACAAAAGTTAGCGATAATAAAAGGTGTAGAAGAATTTGCTACACACTCAGCAAAAAATGCTATGTTTTTCCATTATCCTGACTTGATGAAAAAAGCAGCAGATAAAGCTGCGGATGAAAATGATGTGGATTATAACCAGCTATTGCGAAAACAAACAAAAATTATAAATAAAACCACTAGCCAAGTACAATAAACTCTACTATAATACCCAAGAGTAACGCAGGATTGCGTAACAACCCTATGATAGATAGAATATATGACGGTTTCCACATCACAAACCTTGGCGCAGCTCTACGGAAATTCAGCTACTTACTCGTTTAGCTTTATTTTTCCAGCAGTGGCTGCTGCGGATATTCAAGTATCTTATGTATCTGCTAGTGGTGTTCCCGTAACTTTGAATCCGTCTTCATATACACTAACTCTCAATCCTGTTGCTACTGGGCAAATATGGAGTTATGGCGGCACTGTTACCTATCCTTTAACTGGCTTACCAATATCTACTGGTACTTCTATTATTATACAACGGATTTTGCCGTTTACGCAACAGACTTCAATTTCCAATCAAACAAACTTCTATCCGCAGGTTATTGAGAGCGCACTTGATACTCTTTGCATGGAGATTCAGCAAATTGCGAGTAGGACAGGATTATGGCGAGGACCATGGGTTGCTGGTACTCTTTATAATTATGGCGATACTGTTGTTGCCCCAGCTGGTGATTCAAATTATCCGAATTGGTTTTGGTGTGCCAATATGAATACATCAAGCAGTAGTTTTGATACTGATTTAGCTGCTGGGGATTGGATAGTGCAGTTCAATATCAACGCACTGAATGCGGTAATTGGAGCGTATGTCCCGCTAACTGGCGGAACGATTAGCGGGGATTTGACTGTTTATGGTGCGACAGCTTTATCTAGGTTGACAGTAAATAATAATGGGGGGGTACTACAAAAAGATGCTAGCGGTGTCGCGCGCATTATCGCTAATCTAAGTCCGAGTAATATCCTAGTGATTGGTGATACGGCATTAGCAGGGAATAATATAGTTATTAACCAGCCAATTACGCTTCCTGCTGGTATTTCAACTGCTCCTACAGCCACAACTGGCACAAACACGACACAACTCGCCACGACAGCTTTTGCTAATGCCGCTGCTAATGCCGCTGCTAATGCTGCAATCGCTGGTGATATTAAGACTATACAATTTCAAGCCTTTGGAACAAGCGGAACTTATACGCCTTCAGCTGGCATGAAGTATTGTATGTTTGAATTAGTTGGGGGCGGTGGGGGAGGATCAACAGGTGCTGGGGGAGGAGCTGGTGGATTTGTAAAACAAAACTATACTGCTGCACAGATTGGGGCATCAAAAGGCGTTGTTATAGGAGCTGGTGGAGGAGCTGGTGGGAATGGTGGCACTTCAGTATTTTATACAGCTCCTAATTTAATAGCTAATGGCGGTTGGGGTGCTACTTCTTTTGCGGGTGGCTTGGGGGGTGCCGCGGGGGGTGGCGTGGGAATGTTTGGTGGTAATGGCGTACATACGAATAATTTATATACCGCACAAGCTGCTGGAGGAGCTAGTTATTATGGAATGTGTCCTGCTTACGGTTCTGGAGGTAATGGCGACAGCACAAGTGGAACGGGTGGACTTTTACTAATTTATGAATTTTGCACAGTATAGGTAATTTATGAAATATGCTTTAATAGAAAATGGCATGGTGACGAATGTAGTTTTGCTTGCGGATGTGGTAGACTGGCACACGCCTACTGATATACTCGTTAAAAGCGACACGGCTAATATCGGCGATAGTTATAATGGCACGGATATTATTCCCGCACCGCCAGCACCTATTACTTGGGCGGAATATCAGCAACAAGCTCAAGCATTGCTGATAAAATCAGACACAGTGGCTATTCGCTGCGCAAAAAAAGGCATTGCATTTCCCGCAAACTGGCAGGCGTACGATGACGCTCTTCGTGTTATTGTAGACCCAAAAAATACTGCGGGCGACCCAACTTTACCTTTACCAACTAAACTAGCATATCCAGCGGGGACATAATATGAAAAAGATTTTTTTCCTAATCGCACTATTCCCCTTTCAAGCGTTCGCCATTGCAACGCCTGTAACGCCAGTAATATCTACTACAGTAGGATGTCCTGCTGGGGCTAATAATTGCACAGTCCCAATATCAACAAGCAATCCTCTCCCAGTAACAATCGCTATAGGAAGTTAATTATGAAGAAAATAATTGCATTTTTATTATTGGTTTTAGCTTCAAGCAATGCTTATGCTATCGCCGAGCCTGTGCAAATGGGGTATCTAAATGGTACTGGACAATTTTTGCCTTATACAAGCTCTAATCCACTGCCTTTAAGTGTATCCGCATCAACAGGTATTACAGGAACTTTGCCAGTTACAAATGGCGGCACGGCGGGCAACGGCACTACGAACGCTCAAACAGGCACGGCATATACGCTTGTTCTTGGCGATGCTGGCAATATCATCACCGCGAGTAATACATCTGCTAATACAATTACAATCCCGTTAAATGCAACAGTGGCATACCCAATTGGAACTCAAATAAATGTAATCCAATATGGTGCAGGCGCGTCATCTATCGTGGCAACTGGTGGCGTAACGATTAGGTATGTATCCACACTTAATTTTGTTGGTCAATGGTCACGCGTTATTTTGACTAAAATTGGAACAAATGAGTGGGCGGCGGACGGAGGGTTACAATAATGATTAAATGCTTACTGACATTATTGCTATCATTGGCGATTTGCGCACCTGCAAATGCGACACAATCTAACCCAGTAGCGGGTGCAACATATACCTCTGATTTTACATCTGGTGCGCTGGATAGTCGCTATACATTTACGCGGGCAAGTAGTGGTTCATATTACAACTCATCTGGCATATTAACGCAGGCTAGTAGTAATGTGCCACGCTTTGATTATAACCCCTCCACACTCGCGATGAATGGGTTGCTGATTGAGGGTTCGGCAACGAATATGCTGCCACAATCAAATACTTTTGCCAATAACGGGTTTCCATGGAATTGGCAGGGCAATCTTATAACTGCGAACTACGGGGTTTCACCTGATGGAACGATGAACGCTTCCCGTATTTATTCAAGCGCGGTTGGAACAACGCAATCTTCACTGATGTACCTAACATCAGTGGGATTAAATGGACCTGCCTCATTTTATGTCAAAGCACTCACAGGAACTTGGGTCGGATTATCGACAGGGTCAGCAGGAGCGCAAACGACAGGTGCTTTTTTCAATGTCGCCACGGGAACTATTGGAACAGTTGCAGCGGGAGTAACGGCTAGAATGCAGGCTCTTCCCAACGGCTGGTATCGTATATCTACAACGATAGCAACGGGTGGTTTTGTTCTTTTAGAGCTTCATAGCGCGGATAATCAAGCACCTATTTATCTAAACGGTACGGAGGATTTTCTGATTTACGGAGCGCAAGGTGAAAATGCAGCATTTCCATCTTCATACATACCCACAACCACAACCGCCGTTACCCGCGCTGCTGATTATTGCATAAATACCAGCATTGGCGGCTGGTTCAATAATTCACAGGGAACTTTTACAGCCGAGTTTATTACTGCGCCGGTCGTGCAAGCCTATCAAGTGGCGTCTGCTTTTTCAGATGGCACATCCTCAAATAGGCTAGACATAATAGCTGGCTACGGATCTGGAGCGTCGGCAATATTCTGGCAGAATTCTTTGTACACAAGCGCACCATCGACACCAGTCGCCATTACCGCTAATGCCGTGCATAAAATAGGATATTCGTACAATGGAAGTGTGTTGCAAGGCGCTCAGGATGGCGTTCTAACAAGCACTATTCCTGGGTCCTCTTTAGTAATCCCAACACTAAATCAGTTGAATATTGGTAGTGACCCGGCCGGTACACAGCTATTCGGCTGGATCAGAAAGTTTAGATACTGGAATAAAATGCTCACGAACGCTCAATTGCAAAAAGTCACACAATAGGAAAAATTATGGCAACCTCTGACCAATACTTCAAAGCTTCCACAATCGCAGCATTGCAGGCAGCATTTTTCACGCAAGATGCACAAGGCAACTGGTCGCCTAACGCAGGCTTGAATATCACGCCTATTACGCAGGCTCACCCTGCTATTGCATCAAGCACCGATGCGCTAGGCAACATGATACCAGCCAGCCCGCAAACAGGTGATGGCGTGAGCTATTATGTGAATATCCGCACGGGAACAATCATCACGCCACCAGCAGGCGTTACAGCCGTTCTAGCGAGTGAGGCAATACCAGTAACAGGGGAGTGGGAATAGTGAATTTTCTAAAAACCGCAATTACAGGAGTTGATAATCAAAGTACGGATATTATTCGGCTATTTTTGTTTATCGTCGCGAGCGTTTTTATTATTGCTTATGTCATAGGCATTGTTGTTTTTTTGCGGGATTATACTTTTCCAATTGACAAATATACATCATCAATGCGAGATTTTGCCACTTCATTTTTATTGCTATTTACGGGTGCGGGTGCTGCCCTTTTTATGAAACAATCAACTGAGCCAAAAGGGCAACCATAAATGGACACAAGCACTATATTGGCAATCGCAATGACAGCTTTCGGAATTATTGGTGGTGCAGTAGGTTTTGCCCTTAAAACACTGCACTCAAAATCAGAAGAAAACGAAAAATCTATCAACGACCATAAGCTTATTGTTGCTCGAGAGTATTTAACTCGCAGTGAAAGTGCTAGCCTATTCGCTCAAATAGATAAACGATTTGATAAAATGGAAAGCTGGATAGGTGCAAAACTTGACCAGATTTTAAGCAAGGACGGAAAATAATGAGTAATTTAGACGCGTTTCTAACCATGATAGGGGTTAGTGAGGGGACAGTTACCTGTCCGATTACTGCAAATAATGGGTACGATGTTGTAGTTAAAGGAATTGATAATAAGTGGGAAATTTTCACTGATTATAGCACTCACCCATTTGCTGACGGCAGACCCCCTAAAACAATTAATTCAGAGGGCTTAAAAAGCACCGCTAGTGGGCGTTATCAAATTCTTGAGCATTTCTATGATGCGTATAAAACCATGCTTAAATTGCCTGATTTCAGCCCTGATAGCCAAGATAAAATCGCAACCCAATTAATCAAGGAATGCGGGGCGATACAGGATATTGAAGACGGGCTTATTCAAGATGCGATTTTCAAATGCCGTTCACGATGGGCTAGTTTACCCGCGTCACCATACGGGCAAAGAACGAATAAACTTTCTGATTTAATTGACGCTTACGAAAATGCTGGTGGAACAATTTCTGCCTAAAACCACTCGTCAAATAATCTTGACCAAAAAGGCTCTGTCACCTTTTTCCGCAAAATATCAACTTGCTCTTTCGTCATGAAATCTCCCCTCAACTCCACAATCTTTTTTACGCATCACAATACAGGCAAACTGCGAGGGGAAGCGATTGCAAAAGCCGTCGGTTAATATGCGGTCGCCACTGCGTATAGGCAAAACTTCATAATAATGACAAGTTACGCATGATTTTTCGTTCATATAAAAAACCTCTGCCAGATTTTCATGATTTTATACCCAAACGAAGGCTGCCAATTTGGGCGATAATCTGTTTTGCAGTAACGGCAAGATTTGCACGGCTCTTTTTCTGTATTGACGGGAAGGAATTTGCAAGTTGAACAGCTAGCCTCGTGCGAATTTTTAACCATGCCTTGATCCGTTCAATAAATGTTTCCTGATAAACCTTGTGGCAAATGTAGCATATTGAGTAAGATTTCTTGTGGTAGAAAAGGCAATGAGGGCAATTACTTGACACCATTTATTTCAAGCTCCGCTGTACTATAGTATTTTCCTAATGCTTCAATCAAGATTACTTTTTTGGCATAATCTGGAGATATTCTAGGTGATTTTGCTGCAACGCTTTTACGATTTCTGGCGGGAATGGTTGCACCTTGGCGCATACTGGCGGAGTTGGTGTCGCTGGCGTACAAGCTGTCACCATAAGCATCAATAGCAGTGATTTGGTTGTCATATTCATTTTGATTATCCCTATCTGAAAGTTGAGCGGTGGTAGTGGCTTTTTCCACTTTACTTTGGGCTTCCTGCGTAGCGACGACATACTTTGCATCCGCACTAATTGCCCCCAGCCGTTGTTCGTAAGCACATAGCGCGATAATTATAGCCGCGCTTGCAGTAATCGCACTGGCAATACCAGAAGATGACTTGAAAAAACTAAAAATTGATGTTATAATTGTTGGCATGGTGAAATTATCTATTGCTTTTTTATAAATTGCAAGATATTATTTACAGGAGCTGGAGTATAAAAAATGTTAAAATTTATCATCAATCTTTTTAGAAAGAAAAAACCCATGACAATTAAAGATGAAATCTTGGCTCTTGTAGCTAAAGTGGAAAATTTCGCAAACAAAGTTGAAGCTCTTGAAGCTAAAATTGCAAGCATCGTTGTAACGGATGTATCTGCAATTGTGGCAGAAGCTAAAGCCGAAGTGGAAGCATTGAAAGCAGAAACTGTTGCTACTCCACCTGTTGCAGAAACTGTAGTAGGAGCATAATTCCTTGTCGGATAACCGAAATAGGGGCAGCTAGTTTTTAATTAGCTGCCTTTTTTTATAACAACGCCCCAAACATTCCACCAGTAATCAGTTCCGCCAACATAACTGGAGGGATTTTATCACCTTCACGAGTGATTTTACCACAAGCATAATAAATAGCTCCTTGAAAGAAAATCAGGACTAGCCACGGATTGCCAATATAAAATATAGCGGGAAGTGCGAAGCAGTTTTTCAATGATGACTTCCATATTCCATTTGCATCACCCATAGTCGCCTGCAAAAGAGGTTTTGTAGATAAAAGGCGGAATATGCAAAATATGTAACCATAAGCCAGCAATCCCCACCCAAACGGGATATTAAAACCAACTACTGCCCCGCAAGCCAATAGAACAATCCACCTTGGAAAATTTGTATTTGCAGAAAAACCCCCACCTAAAAGTCTGAACAGCAAACTAAACACTAACATATTTATTATAAGCATATATTTAATCCCTAAAAGTTATTTTTGTTATGATGGTTTAGCGATTTTTGCTAATTTCTTGAAACCCCATTTTTATCGCATAAATCCTAGCCCACACCTCATGCCTAGCCATTGCTGCTAACCCCTTCTCAAGGGCGATTAAAACCTCGTTTTCAGTTAGTTTTATCATAAACTCCCCTCTCTTTCCGTTCTTCATGTTGCTTTTCCAGTTTGTGTTTAATGATTATTGGTTTAACTTCTTTGCGCAATTCTGATACTTCAAGCATTAAATCCTTAATTAAAGCATCTTGCTTGCGAATTTTTGCTAAAACACCTTCAAGCTGTTGGCATGGTGGGTTTGACATACTAAAGTCTTTCTATAGTTTGAGTGGTTGGGGTGACGGTTATTTTGTAAATAGCATCAAATACTTTGCCTTGAAAAGCCACCATTAGACTAGAAAGTTCCTCAAATCTAATTGTTGATTGAGCTGGATTGAAGTTTTGAGCAAAATAAAAAATGGCTCCCACCATCTTCTTTTTCTCCACCCTAACGATGTCAAACCCCGTGTTCCAACAAGGGAAATCAGCTCTTCCTATATATTTACCAGCCTGTATCCAATTCTTCATTTCTATATTACCTATAGACAAATGTGCAGGGTAATTGGTAATAAATCCATAAGGTTGCAGAACAACCTCGCTCTTCCCCCCGTTTCTAAAATGAACGATGTCACCTTCTTGAATTTCTGCCGTGTTTATTTTTTCCATACTAAAGTCTTTTCATTTTTTCTATAAATTTTTCATAACCATAACTATTTTTAACCAAGCTAGCTATTTGCTCGCAGGTATAAATATCATCAAGGCTTTTA